TAGCTGAACCAGATACATCATATACAAAGTTGCCTGACCTGATTGCTTCCATTATTGCATCAGCCTGTTTCTCATACTGTGCAGAGGACATTTTCTGAACCTGTGACTCAAGTATTTTTTTACTAGAATCTGTTGCATCAACTTTAGTGCGTGTAGCTTTTGCTCCAACTTCCATAGCAGCACCTTTATCACTCTTTGTTGTAGTTTTCTTACCAAGTCCTTTGTCTGCTTTGTAGAGGTCAATAGCTCTTGCCGCTGACCTTGCGTCATTGTCATTCTCATATAGTGCATCCTGTACCCATTTTGGTTGTTCATCTGCCCAATCATGGAAGTCATCACTGTCTCTAATATCACCAAAGTCAGGATGCATCCTCATTAGTTCTGCTTCAGCTTTTTCTTTTTGTGCTTCAGCAGACATTTCATCTATCTTCTGTAGTCTACTTTCTATATCTGCTGATTGTTCTCTTGCCTTCTTCATAGCAATAGTTTCAACAATTTTAGCTACATCAGGATAATCCTTTGCCCATGCTTCTATGTCAGCATCGGTCTTAGGTAGTTTCATTTCTTTTTTAGTAGCACTCTCTAACTGTCCTTTTAACTCATCTAGTTGTTTTTGGAACTGTTTTTCTTTTTCTTGAGAGTGTCTACGCAAATCTCCATATCGTTTCTTAAAAGTTTTTTCTTCAGCAGAAGTCGGTTCTTCTTCACTCGGAGTTTCCTCTTCGCTAGTCTCACCTGCACTTTTTTGCTCCTCAACGAGCCTTGCCAATTCTTCTTCATCTCTCTTTACTCTCTCTTCTTGAGAATAAGGTCTATTCATAAACATTTCTTTTTTAGGTGTTGTTTCTTCCACCATTACTTTAGTAGCTTCTTCAGCCATAAGTTTTCTCCTTTGGGGTTATCGTAGCCATTTATTGTTGTTGGGGGATAAGTAGCCATTATATCACGACTTAATTAGTTAGTCAATGAATTAATTGTGGATTATTAACGTGAAGCTAATCCACCTCGCTTCATCTTCTTTTTAGGTTTGTTTTTAAGTCTAGGAATAAAACCACCTATAGCCGTAGAGTAACCTACATCGCCCATACCACCCATGCCTGAATCTTGTGAAGGACCACTGTCTCCACCATCATCACCCATAGACATACCTCGTTCTCTTCCTGTTACTCTTCCTTGACTTTCTGCTCTTCTTTGTTCCTCTTGCCTTCTCCTAGCTTCAGCTTCTTTTCTAGCTCTTTCTTCACCTGCTTTGCGTTGTGCTTCTGCTATCGCAGCTTGTCTCGATTTTTCTGCTAGTGCTTCTTGCCTTTTAGCTTCTTCTTCTTTAGCTTTTTTGTCTGCAATAAGACCTGTTGTTTTTTCATCTTTCATTACTTCAGTTAAATATGCATTAGCTTTAGCTTTATCTTTGGCATTAGCTGTTAAAGATGTAGATACTCTTTGTGCATCTTTTATACCACCCATAAATCCAGATGACAGCATAGCTGAAAAACCTCTACCTGCCGCAGCTGTATCACTATAGGAAACAGTACCATCATCATTTGTGGATTGACCATGTATATCATATGTTCCACCTGTTCTAGGGTCTATATCTCCCGGTTTAAAACCTTTTTTAAATGTAGGTGCTATTCCTAATTTACTAGTCGCATCTTCATAATTAAGACCATACACTGCTTGAGACAAAGAGTTCAAATCGGAATATTGGTCTTGGTCTCTTTCTTCTCCTGACATTCCTTCATACTGTTGTTCAAATGTACTTATTATATTATTAAATGCATCTGTTTGTGGCTGTCCTAAACCTAAACCTTCACCACCCATTAATCTACTACCTGTATCATAAGCACCTGCAAGCATACCTAATGGACCACCTGTTACTCCAAGCATACCTGTAGCTAGATTTCTAGCAAAGGTACTAGAACCTTTAGCTGAATCTATAGAGTTTATTACAGCTAGTCCTCTTTGTGCTTCTGTCATCTTACTAAAATTATCTCTAACTTTTTCAGTAGATTGACTACCAAAATTTGTATCTATTAAAGAATTATCCGTACCTCTAACCTGACTAGTGCCTGATAAAACATTAGAATCTCCACCATCATCTGTAGGTTTTCTTACACTAGTGCTTTCTATAATAGGCTTCTTTTCAGGTGTTACTTCTTTCTCTTCTTTATATTCTGTGTATCCTTCAGGTATAGGGTATATAGGTTTACCACCGACAAATGGTATGAATAGTTTCTGCCCTGCTTCATTCCTATATTCTTTAGTTTCTCTTTCACCTGTTAACTGTGGCATTAATGTATTAAAAGTAGGACCTTGTGTTTGCTGACCATAAACAGGTTGTTGAGCTTGACCAAGACCTCTTCTTTGTGGCACAAAAGGTTGAACAGGTCCTTGTGCCTGTGCATAATTCTGAAAGTAAGAAGGTTGCGTAGTTATACTTGTAGGAACATTGTATGTACCTAAAGCATTAGCAGTTTGAACAGTAGGAGCATTTACCATACCACCTACTTGCATTTCCATCTTTTGTCCTGCAATAGTTGGAACAGGCATAGGTTTACCTTCTATCATTACGTAACCACCCTCTGCCATTTCCTGTGGTTCATCTTCCATATCTAAATCATCTATACTAAAAGGAATATCATCATCTAGTGTAGCTTCTTCACTATTACCCATCTGACCCATTGCTTCCATTTTTTGTAATCCTGCTTTCGCTTCGTCACGTAATTCCATTATCTTTTCTAAACCATGATATCTAACAACATCAGCAGGTAAAACAAACTCACCTTCACTTAACTGTGCAGGTATATCATCTCTCACTTCTTCTTTAGTAGAGCCTGATGGCACATCATTACCTGATACTTCATCAATCATACCACCCTCATCTTTAAGACCACCATCATCAAATAGTTCCATTTGTTTTGATATTTGTTTAACTGCCATTTATTTCATCCCTTAATAATTTTAGTCTGTTAAGAGTAGCTATTGCTCCTTGTGCTCTGTGCATCATAACTACATTATCAGTCTGCTCTAGTATCTTGTGTTGCTTCGTAATTAATATATCTATATAATCATTGAAGCTGTTCAGGAGCTTGAGGTTGTTCACCAACAGTTTGAGTTGGCTGATTATTTGCTTGTGGTTGTTGTTGTCCATTTTGAGGTGTTCCTGTAAATCCTTGTTCTCCCGGAGTTGGTGCTATTCCTGTACCTATTGTACCACCACCTGCTCCTGTAGGGTCTAATGGGTTAGCTCCTGCTGGGGGTTGTTGTCCTTGTGCCTGTTGCTGTTGCTCTGCTTGCATACCTTTCATAATCTCTGCCTGTAAAGCTGCTTCATCCATGTTATTAGTAACTTTATCAGGGTCAAGACCCATAGAGGTTGCAATCTCTCTAATGATGTATTGAAACTTAGCAAATGGTGCAAGAGGTTGGCTACTTGCAACTTGTAAGAATTGCATTAATCTTTGTGACCTAACCTCATTAGCCATTAAGCTTTCAGTTCCACGTGCCTTAACTTCTAGGTCTCCTTTAATACTACTATCAAAGTCAAACTGCATATTAAATCTAAAGAAACCTTCGCCTAGTGGTTTAAGTAAATAATCATCTACATTCTTAATAACAGTTTTTATGCTACCACTTGCTGCATTCATCAACATAGATATACCTGATGCAGTTCTACCTACACCTGTTACACCTGTTTGTCCATGTGCAAATGATGGTAAACCTGTGCTTTCATCTGCAAGCTGTCTAGCCTTATCAAATAACTGTAAGTTTTCTTGTGAAACATTTGGAAACTTTGTACCAAAGATAGCTTGACCCGGAGCACCACCCTGTCTTCTAAACACTTTGCCCGGATATACAGATAAATCCTGCCCCGGAACTAAATTAGTCTCGTCAACTTCTATAAGCAAGTTACCTGATAATACTGCATTGTCTACGGACATTCTCATAAAACCATTCATAAGTGTCTGTGTATCATCCATGTTTTCAGCAATACCTACACCAAAAAATGAGTATGGATTTAATTCATATGGTGCAGCCATATAAGGTATCTTTGCTGGTTTAAATGGATTAAGAACCATACGTAATAATTTACCATTACATATCCAAATGTTTGCCTGTAGTTCGTCAAATTCTTTTAACTCTTTTGGTATGTCAATTTCATTATCTAGTAATAGCCCTGTATCACACATACCCCAATATTCTAATACTTCAAATCTATCTATACCATTATCAGGAGAGTAGTCAGATAAGTCATCTTCCCAATATTTTCTTATATAGTTTTCTCCTGCTGCAATAGCTTCATCTATAACAGCACTTCTAAAAAATGGTCTTTTCTTTAATCCTCGTAGCTGTGTTCTTGACATCTTGTGTCTTTCAATTACATATTGTGCTTCATCCATATTCGCAGCATCAGGGTCAGGAAAAAAGTTCCATACTGACACGTGATTTAATTGAGGAACAGTTTTAAATATAGGATTATATTCGCCTTCATCATCCCAATTAGGATACTCTTTATCTGCAGCAAAAGGTCCTTTCATTACACCTGTACCAAATAAAGCCATCTCAAAAGCTGTACTTCGTAAATGTTTAGATGCACTAGACTCTTCTAGTTGGTCATGTATTTTCTTTTGCATTTGTTTGGCTGCTACCATTGCAGGACTAAATGTAACGGATGAAGGAGTCTGTCCTACACCTTCTCTTAAACCATCTATGTCTTGTAGCTTCTCTGAAAGAGGACCTAGCTTATCTTCTAGTGATTGGGCAGTAGCACCTGCTGGTAAGTCTTTACCATCACCAGTGAAGCCGTATGGGCTACCTAGAGCAGGATTGTCTTTTAACTGTTCAGGTTCTTTAGGGTCAAAACTTACATCTCCTACAACACCTTCAGGTAATTCTGTAGGTTCTATGCTTATAGGAAACTTACCACCTGCAAATAATACATCAGCTATTTGACCATACGCAGCAAGAGTTTTAGTCTTTGTTACTTTAATAAATACACGTGACTTCTCAGCTTCAGTAAACTGAACATCTGAACCATATAAACCTCTATAGTTTCTATATGCTCTTAACCATCTTTCTTCATCATTATTTCTATAATCTTCTGACCTTTGGTATTTTTCTGATACAAACTCTACCATACTAGTTACTTGTGCATCATCCACAGTACTATCTTCGGTATCTTCCAATCCGATTGCTTTGTCTTCTATCATAATTTCTTCTTCAGCCATAGTGTTTTCCTTTAATATCCAAATGTAGAATCTGCTACAGGCATACTTCTTTTAGGAGCACCCATAGGGTCATAATCAAATATACTAAATCTTGGTCTTGACATTATACCATATCTTAATGCATCATACAAATGGTCTTCAGAGTGTGTGTCTATATCTTCAGGATTCTTTTTATCAATAGGTAGTGCAGGTAATTGTGACGTTATATTTGTACAGGTATTAAAGAAAACTAATCTAGGTTCTTCTGTAAACTCATCCACCTGTAATCGCCTGTGTATTTCATTCTTACCTGATACACGACTACCTTTACTTCTATCTGAAGGTCTCCAACGACATCCCCTCATAATCATTTGTTCTGCTAGTGATGGTCCTGTATCTCCTCGTTTGTGCCACAATGAACTATCTAATACTCCATACTTAATATTTCCATCACCTGCTTCAGCTTCTAGTATCATATCTGCCAAATCTGTGGCAAGAACCTTGCTAACGTAAAGTTCTCTGTAGACAATAAGTTGTTCAGATGGTGATACAGCAAACCAAACAACACCAGACTTACTACCATAACCATAATCGCAAGCTCTAAACTTAACCCAATTACTAGGAATCCTATAAGGCTCAACAGTATGGATGTTCCTATCAAACTCAGTAAAAGCAGCACCTTCCTTAATATCCCAATCGCCATCCAATAGTTGCCTTCGTTGCTGTTCAGGTAACGATAGGAGCATGGCTTCGTAATCCCCCTGCTCTGCAAGATAAGGATTGTCTGATAATCGTGCAGGGATAAATCTCCTCTTGAATAATGCTCTGCCAGCCTTTTCATGTCCTGCTGGGTACTTAAGCACTTCTCCTGTTTCAATATCGGTAGCATCGTAGGGTCTTCCATAAGGTGATGGGTCAATAAACATTTTCTTTACCCAGTGATGACCTCTTCCACCCGGGTTAGTAGTTGCCCTCATATAGATAGGCAAATCAGGTGCAGTAGAACGAAGTCGTGACCTCATGTAATTCCAAGCATACGGAGTAGACCATTGTGTTAATTCATCAAACCCTATCCAACTAAATGCCAAACCTTGATAACGAAGTACATCATCATCACGGTCTAAGTATGACATCCATAACCTTGCACCTGATGGTGCAACCCATTGCATCTTTCTTTCTGACCATTTAATTCCCGGATATACTTTAGGATATATCTCTTGAGATTTAAATATAAGTTCTCTTAATTCTTCTGTCGTGTGTCGTAATAACAATCCACTAAA